TTTACTGATTCTTTAGGAGCATTAAATGCAAATGTTTACATACCCAATAATTCATATTTTAGTATACCAGCAGGTCCATTAAAAGTTAGTATAGTTGACAATAATAACTGGCCTGAACAAGAATCTAGTTTTGTTGCGGAAAAAAATATAGAAGCTATAGCTGATACAACTACCACATTTTTAGATCAAACTACTGCATTACAAAGACCACTAGTAAGCTTAACAAATCAAAATAGTCCTCTATCACAAACATTTTTTGTGGATGCTGGTGTTTATCCTCAAGGAGTATACATTAAAGGTGTTGAAATTTATTTTAGAACAAAAAGTATAGATCAACCTGTAGTTATAGAATTGAGGCCTTGCGAATTCGGTATACCAAGATCAGATGCTTACATAGCAGGTACATCTGTGGTTTTGCAACCAAGTCAAATAAGTGTGCCTAGTAATTTAGATTCAGGTCTTGGAAATGCTACTAGAATAAATTTTGATAATTTAGTTTATTTAAAAGAAGGACAAACCTACGCAATTTGTATTTTATCCACTTCAAGTGATTATTCAGTTTTTTCGGGCAGATTAAACGAATTAATAGTAGGTTCTACTACAAATAGTAAAGTAAATAAAGAACCATTCGTGGGACAGTTATTTAAAACGAATCAATTGAGAACTGTTAAATGGAAATGGTTTGGTCTTAGAAAGAAAGTTAGAATTTCTTATTCCTGGACAGGAGACCCAAATCAATCATTGTGTTTCAAATTAATAAAAGCTAGGTTTGAAACAGGCACTAAAATATTTAATTTGCAAAATAGAGAAATACCCTCAGTAAATTATGATTCTATTTTAGTTCAATCTGCTACTGATAAATTTGGAGATTTAAGTGACATAAATTTTTCTCTGCAGACTAAAAATTTATCAGGAACTTTTTCTGGTTATTCTCCCATACAAATTCTTATAGATAATCCTACTTATGAAACTAAAAAGGCTAATATAACAGGTGATGTAGGTTTACAAGTAACGTTTACAAATAAAACTTATGATTCGTCTCCTGTTATAGATTTAGATAAAACATTTTTTAGTATTACTAAATTTGAAGTAGATAAATTATCTAATCAAGATACAATAAGATTAAATGAGCAATTTGATAGAACTGCCACAGCTAATGCAAGTTATATTGGAAGGCAAGTTATATTTTCAGATGGGGTTAGTGCTAATGGTATTAGAATAAGTTTAGATGTAAATAGAAAAATTTATACAGACATAGATATTTTTGCTAAAATACGATCCTTTTCTGATAAACAACAATTGCTATTTAGCGAATTGCCCTGGCAAAGAATACCCTTAAGTAATGCTACACCTAAAATTTATGTTGGATTATCCGATAGTAATTATACCAGTGAAATTTATGAAAATTTATCTATAAATTATACTAATCCTATTTCGAATACTGTGTTTAGTGATTTCAATACATATCAAATAAAAATAGTATTTTATTCAGACAACAATTCGGTTGTGCCAAAAATAAAAAATCTAATAGCAACTGCAACCTATGCATAAAGAATATTTGCCAGTTAAAGAAAATCAAAACTATGTACAAGACCCAGATAGTTTTGCGTTATTATTCAATAATCAAATTGAATTTAAAAATTTTGAATCCAGAAAAATTTTGGAACAAAGAGTGAATAGCATTGAAAAAGATATAGGTGAAATTAAAAAACTTTTAGAAATTTTAGTAAATGGAAAACAATAATGCGAAGCGCTAATTTAGATTTAGTTAGTATAGGAAATGCTGCAAATGATGGATCAGGTGATCCTCTTAGAACTGCTTTTGCAAAAGTTAACAATAATTTTTCAAACATTTATGCAAATGGAAAATTTCAAGCAAATGTGGTTGATTCAAAAATATCTCCTGGTTATTCCTGGCCCGATGCTCCCAGAAGCGGAATGTATCATTCTGGTATAGGAACAGTGGGAATTGCAGTAGATGGTCAGGATGGATTAGTTATAAGAAATACTGGTTCCATAACATTTAATGGAACCTCCTTAATTGGTGGCGGGCTAGGTTTAGCAAGAAGATTTGTAGCTGTAGGCAATAGTTCTACAATACCCACAGCTACATCTGCCACATTCAATATATTGACCAATGCAAATACTTTTGCTATAGGTACAGTATATACAAATGTTGCATCTAGAGTACGATTGTATGTATCTGATGCAGATAGATTAGCAGATACAGCTAGAGCATCAGGAGTTCCCTACAGCAGTAATGCAGGAGTATTGTGTGATTTTTCTACTCCTGGAATACAAACTGAGAGTTTTTCTCCTGCATTAGTAGCATGGGATAGGTTGGGAACAAAGACTATTTATGCTAGTGTAACTAATAATTCGGGAAGCAATAAATCTGTACAACTACAAATAGCTATACTACCTTTAGAACTATAATGAAAAAATATAGAGATATTGTTCTGGATCAAGGAGCCACTTTTAATGAATATATTCTATACCAGGATAAAGCTAAAAATTCTATAGATATCACAGGTCTTACGCCCCGAGCTAAGATGCGTAGATCGTATTATTCCTCGAATTCTATCACCTTTACAACTACTATAGTTTCCAATATCTATGGTAATGTAAACATATCGTTAACACACAATGAAACTGCAAATATTAAATCTGGAAGATATGTTTATGATGTAGAATTATTCAATGCGAATGTGGTATACAGAATCCAAGAAGGTTCAGTAACAGTCCTACCAGAGGTAACACGATAATGGCTAAAGTAGCATCTAGGGAACAACTTAGAGATTATTGTTTTAGAAGATTGGGGCATCCGGTTATTGAAATAAATGTTGATGACGATCAGATTGAAGATCGTATAGATGATGCATTTCAATTTTATAGAGAATATCATTACGATGCTGTTGAATTAGTCTATTTAAAACATCAATTTACTGCCAATAATATTTCCAGTCAATATATAGAATTAAATGATAATATTGTAGGTGTTACTAGAATATTACCATTTTCTAATAGAAGCACAGGTATCAATATATTTGATATTAGATATCAAATTTTAATAAATGATCTATATAGTTTAATGTCGACAGACTTAATCTATTATTCAATGGTTAAGTCTCATATAGAACTAATAAATCAATTACTAGTAGGTATTAAACCTGTAAGATTTAATAGACATATGAATCGATTATATATGGATATGGATTGGGCTGCAGATGCGAAGGAAGGAGATTATATTATTGTCGAATGCTATCGTATTTTGGATCCAGATACGTATTTAGATGTTTATGATGATATGTTTCTTAAGAGATATTGTACTGCTTTAATTAAAAGACAATGGGGTACAAATTTAAAGAAGTTTTCAGGTGTTCTACTTCCTGGGGGAGTAACACTTAATGGTGATATAATATTTCAAGAAGCAGAACAAGAAATAAAAGCTATTGAAGATGAAATGCAATCTAGATTTGAATTACCAGTGGATTTTTTTACAGGATAATTATCATCTAGGCTCAGAGCTATGTTAACACCTTGTCTATAGAAAGTCAATAAAAATACAAATGGCAGTTAATCATTATTTTCAATCGGGCATTCCGATGGGTCGTAGATCGGAACAGAATCTCTATGAGGATTTGATAATAGAATGCTTGAAAATTTATGGTTTTGAGGCATTTTACGTCCCAAGAAAATTTAACAATATAGATAGAATTTTTGGAGAAGATACTATTAGTTCTTTCGAGCATGCTTATCCTCTGGAAATGTATCTACAAAATTCTAATGGTTTTCAGGGAGACGGCGAATTAATGTCGAGATTTGGTGTGGAAATTAAAGATACTGCTACTTTTATAGTTTCTAAGAAAAGATGGTTAGAAACTGTGGGTAGAACAGGAAATTCTATTTTAGATATTAGACCCGCAGAAGGAGATATAGTATTTTTTCCGTTAACTAAATCATTTTTTGAAATACGAAAAGTAGATACCGAAACACCATTTTTTCAAATAGGCAAATTATTTGTTTTCACATTACAAACAGAATTAATGCAATACAGTAGTGAAAATTTCAATACAGACATTGTAGAAATAGATGAAATAGCAGATTACGCAGATCAAGACATTACAGCATTTGAATTCCTTTTGGAGGGCGGCGACGCACTATTACTTGAAGAATATGAAAATATGTCACTAATCTTAGAATCCTATATATCTAAAGATGATTTATTTAATATTAAAAATGAAGATTTTGATACTGATATAACAGATATTTTAGATTTTACTGAAAGAAATCCATTTGGTGAGGTTTTTAGATAATGTTAGATGAGAAATTTTATTGGGGAACCGTAAGAAAATCTATAGTAGCATTTGGTAATATGTTTAATGGTATTACAATTGATAGAAAAGATTCAAGTAAAAATGTAGTTGAAACTATTCGAGTCCCATTAGCCTATGCATCCAAGCAAAAGTTTTTAGCTAAAATTGAGGAACAACCTGATCCCGACAGCAAAAATTTTCAAGTTATATTACCTAGAATGTCATTTGAAATGATTGGTATAGTTTATGATCCTACTAGAAAAATATCGCCTATACAGCAGAATAGATATATCAATGGTTCTATAAATAGTTTAAATTCTCAATATGCCCCCACACCATATAATATTAATGTTAATCTATACATCTACTCTAAGAATCAAGACGATGGTTTACAAGTGCTAGAACAAATTTTACCATACTTTAATCCTGATTATAATTTAACTCTCAAGGCAATTCCTGCATTGGATATAAAAAATGATCTGCCAATTTTATTGGAAGATATTACTTATGAAGATAATTACGAAGGAGATTTTGTCCTAAGAAGATCTATAATTTGGACAATGCAGTTTGTTATGAAACTTAATTTTTATGGACCCATTAATAAACAAGGATTGATTAAAAAAGTTATAGCATCAACATTTAATGACAAAAATCTAACACAACAAAATCAAAAATATACAGCTAGTGTAGATCCAATTACTTCGGTTCCCGGAGATGATATAGATTATTTGGAAACTTTTGAAGAATTCTAAAATGAAAAAGATAGAAGAACTAGATAAACTCTTTAATTTATCAGCTGAGGAAAAAATAAAAGAACCTTTACTGCCCACAGTTTTTACTAAAAAAGAAGACGATATAGAGGATGATTATCAACTTGCAAGAAGAACTCTACGTAATTTAATAGTTAAGGGGGATATAACTTTGGATGAGATGATAAATCTTGCTAGAAATTCTGAACATCCGAGGACATATGAAGTTGCTGGTCAGTTAATAAAGACTATGTCTGATGTTGCTAAAGATTTAATAGGATTACAAAAACAAGTTAAGGAATTAGATGATTCAGATGATATAAATTCAAGCCATATAGGTACGCAAAATAATATTGTTTTTGCCGGAACAACTTCTGATTTACTAAAACTTTTGAAAAAAGATGATAAAACAATTGACTCTGACTAAAAATTCTTACAATGGAAATCAAAATCTAAAACAGATAGGGTTTCCTATGCAGTATTCTGAAGATAATATAAAAGAAATTTTAAAATGTTCCAGAAATCCAATTTATTTTATAGAAAATTATTGTTTTATAGTTTCATTGGACAAAGGTTTGATACCATTTAAATTATATGAATGCCAAAAAGAAAAAGTTGATATTATTTTAAATAATCGTAAGGTAATTTTGATGGAGGGCAGGCAACAGGGTAAAACCATTACTGCTGCTGCTTGTATTTTGTGGTACACGCTTTTTCAAGAAAATAAAACAGTTGCTATACTAGCCAATAAATCATCTGCTGCAAGAGAAGTTTTATATAGATATCAATTGATGTATGAATATTTGCCTTTATGGATGCAACAAGGTTTAAAGACTTGGAATAAAGGCGATATAGAATTAGAAAATGGTTGTAGAATATTTACTGCTGCTACTTCAAGTTCTGGTATTCGAGGCAAATCTGTAAACTGGTTGTATATAGATGAGGCTGCTATTATTCCAAATAACATTGCTGATGAATTTTTTACTTCAGTTTATCCGACAATTTCTTCAGGAGAAACAACTAAGATTCTTTTGACATCAACACCCATGGGATATAATCATTTTTGGAAATTTTGGAATGAAGCAGAGCAAAATCTCAATGGATTCGTTTCTCATTTTATTCCTTATGATAAGATTCCAGGAAGAACAAAGGAATGGGCTGATGCTCAAAAAGCTATTCTTGGAGATCTTAAGTTTAACCAGGAAGTTTTATGTAAATTCTTAGGATCTTCAAATACTCTAATTAACCCCGACACCATTGCTAGATTATCTGCTAAACCCTTTATTTTTAGACGAGATGGTTTAGATGTTCTTGAAGAACCAATAAGAGTTATACGCAATGATAATGGAGAGTTAGAAGGTAAAAATCATACATATGTAATAGTGGCAGATACATCTAGAGGAATAGGTGGTGACTACTGTGCTTTTACTGTTACTAATATAACAGAATTTCCTTACAAAATAGTTGCTAAATATAGAAGTAATAGAATAAGTCCTTTAATGTATCCAAATATAATCTATAAGGTTGCTAAAGATTATAATAATGCATTTTGCTTGATAGAAATTAATGATAATGGACAACAAGTAGCAGACGCATTATATTCAGATTTAGAATACGAAAACGTTTTCTTTATTGGTCATAATAGTAAATCTGGTCAATTTATATCTGCGGGTTTTCAATCTGGCGCAACTCTTGGTGTCAGAACTACTAAAAATGTAAAGTCCTTAGGTTGTACTAATTTTAAAAGCTTGGTAGAAAATACTAAACTACTTATACATGATCCTGATATAATTCATGAAATTTCTACATTTATAGAACAACGTAATTCTTTTTCTGCAGATGTAGGGTATCATGATGATCTGGTGATGACTCTTGTTCTTCTGGGATGGGCCACAAATAATTCCTTTTTTAAAGAATTAACTAATATACATTTAAGAAAGGAACTTTATGAGGAACAGTTTAAGGCAATTGAGGAAGGGTTGACCCCATTTGGATTCATAGATATTGGTGAGTTAAAGGAAAAACCGCCAGAAGTAATAGGTGATGATTTATGGTTTGATTCAGATCCAGAAAAAGAAATGCAAAAACTCAAACAAAAATGGATAGAAAGTGTCTAAAATATGTATATTATAAATAAATAGTAATCATAGTTGAAGACAACTATCTATAAAATTTAAGGAGATAAAGATGGCATTTCAGCTTTCACCTGGAGTAGTAGTAACAGAAAGGGACCTTACATCAATTGTTCCTGCTGTCGCTACAACTGCTGGAGCTTTTGCTGGCGCTTTTCAATGGGGCCCCTTGGACGAAGTAATAACCATTGACTCTGAAAATAATTTAGTAAAAGTTTTTGGTCCCCCAGATAGCGAAACTTATAAATCCTTCTTCACTGCTGCTAATTTTTTAGGGTACGGCAATAATCTTCAGGTTGTAAGATCCGGAAACAAGGCAATTATGAGAACTTCTGTTGCTTTATCGGGCATCAGTACTGCTATAACTTTAGGTTCTATAAATATTCCTTATCCAGATGCTGGCCCTTTTGGAAATGCAAATGCTAATATTTCTGTTACTTTTGATACCCCAGCAAATACTTCGATCGGTGCAGGTACTTACAATACTACTGCACAATCAGCTACAGGGTATGCACTAGTTGCAGGTAATACGATTACTTCCATAGTAGTAACTAATCCTGGTATTGGTTATTTTAATGCCCCTAGAATAACAATTTCGAATCTGGCAAATGCTAATACTGTTTTAACAGCTACATGTGTTTTGGAAAATACAAAACTTGTTTATAATCAAGATGATTATGAAAATAATCACATTGCTTCTCCTGTAGATTATTTTGGGGAATTTTGTGCAAAGTATCCAGGAAAAAAGGGTAACTCTGTTCGAGTTATAATTTTTGATTCTTCCTCTAGTTCAGATTTTTCAACTTTTACTGCCAATACTGGATTTAGAGGTGTGCCAGGTACCTCTGCGTATGTATCAGAACGCGGGGGTCTAAATGATGAAATGCATATAGCAGTAATAGATAGAGATGGAACCATATCAGGTACAAGAAATTCTATTTTAGAAAAATATTCTTTTGTTTCAAAGGCAAGTGATGCCAGATTAGCCGATGGAAGTTCCAATTATTATAAGGAAGTAATTAATACTAGATCGGAATATATTCGTTGGTTATCTCATCCAACATATCCAGGTATAGATAATTGGGGCGCGGAGGCAAGAAATACCACATTTGGTAGATTATCTGTCGCACCTGGATCTTTTCCTAGTGGAACCTTAACTTTGAATCTTCAAAATGGTGCTCAAGGAATTCCAACAGTCGGTAATTTAACAACATCATATAATATTTTTGCTAACGATGAGCAATATGATATAAGTTTAATTCCAATGGGTGACGCAAATACCAATACTATTATATCTGTAGTTAATAATATAGCAGATGTAAGAAGGGATTGTGTTGTATTTTTCTCCCCAAAAGAATCAGATGTTGTTGGAGTAAGTCTTCCTGTTAATAATGTAATAAATTTTAGAGATACTATTAATATTAATTCTTCTTATGCTGTAATGGATTCTGGATACAAACAACAATACGATAGATATAATGATGTTTATCGTTGGATTCCCCTAAACGGTGATACTGCAGGATTGGCAGCAAGAACAGATTTTATAGCTGATCCATGGTTTTCTCCTGCAGGTTTTAGTAGAGGCCAAATAAAGAATGTGGTTAGATTGGCATTCTCACCTAGTAAAACTGATAGAGATTCCTTATATAAAAAGGAAATTAATCCAGTGGTATCCTTTCCCGGTCAGGGCACAGTTCTTTTTGGTGATAAAACGTTGTTAACTAAACCAAGTGCATTTGACAGAATAAATGTTCGTAGATTGTTCATAGTATTGGAAAAAGCAATCGCAACTGCTGCAAAATTTCAATTATTTGAATTTAACGATGCATTTACAAGAGCACAATTTAGAAACCTTGTTGAACCATTTTTAAGAGACGTACAAGGCAGACGAGGCATTACCGATTTCAGAGTAATTTGCGATGAAACAAACAATACCTCCCAGGTCATAGATTCAAATGAATTTGTAGCAGATATATACATAAAGCCTGCAAGATCCATAAATTTTATTCAATTGAACTTTATTGCGACTAGATCTGGAATTAGTTTTGAAGAAGTAGGCGCTTAAGGGGAAAATAAATGGCCATTCGATTTAATGTAAATCAGTTCAAATCAGCTTTAACTAATGGTGGAGCTAGACCTAATCAGTTTTCTGTAACAATGACTTTCCCAGTAGGTTTTGTTCCTAACGCATCTTTGGCAGGGCAAAAGGTACCTTTTTTGGTTACTCAGGCAACTATGCCAGGCCAAAATATTGGAGTAGCTCCAGTATTTTACAGGGGAAGAGAAGTAAAATTTGCAGGTGATAGAACTTTTGCCCCAATACAATTATTAATTTTAAATGATTCTGAATTTTCCGTAAGAACAGCTTTAGAGCAATGGATGAACGGAATGGATAATTTAATTACCAAAATAGGTAAGATAAGACCATCTGAATATATGTGTAATATGCAAATTACCCAATTGGATCGTAATGGAAATGAATTAAAAGCATATAACTTACAGGATGTTTTCCCTTCCGATATAGGCGATGTTCAACTAGACTTTGGTTTGAATGATACTATATCAAGTTTTGGGGCAACGTTTCAGTATCAAACCTTCACTGTTAGTCCTAATCCTGCAGCACAAATAGTTAATGCCGCGGCTAATTTTGCTGGAACTCAGTAAAAAATTTTTAGGTGATTTAAATTATGGCAGTTAAATTGTTTGGCTATACTATCTCTAGAGATGATGAAAATAAAAGGTCATTAGTTCAGGATTTTGCTACTCCAGTTTCTGATGATGGTATTTCTACTGTTGAGGGGGGTGGATATTTTGGCACTTACGTCGAATTAGATGCTACTACTAAATCTGAAGCAGATTTAATAACTAGATATAGAGAAGCAGCAATGTATGTTGATGTTTCTTCTGCTATTGAGGAAATAGTTACTGAAGCCATTGCTTCTTTAGATAATGAAAAACCTGTTACGATAAACACCGATAACTTAGATTTAGATGATCAAATTAAGTTATCTATAAAAAAAGAATTTAATGAAGTAATACGTTTATTGGATTTTAATAATAAAGCTTATGATATTTTTAGGCGTTGGTACATTGATGGAAGATTGTATTTTCAAAAAGTAGTAGACCTACAAAATGCTAAAAAGGGTATTGTAGAATTGCGGCAAATAGATCCTAGAAAAATAAAGAAAGTAAGAAATGTTAAAAAACAAAAGGATACTAAGACCGGAATAGAAAATATTACTGAGATTGAAGAATTTTTTATATACAATGATAAAGGGCTTTCGTACAATGCAAATTTTTCTACTACTATAAATAATGGAAGTATTAAGATTGCACCGGATACAATTACATTCGTTCCTTCTGGTATTAGTGATTTAGAAAAAAATATAGTGCTAGGTTATTTACATAAGGCAATTAAACCTGTTAATCAGTTAAAAATGATGGAGGATGCCCTAGTAATTTATAGAATATCTCGTGCTCCAGAAAGAAGAATATTTTACATTGATGTTGGCAATTTACCTAAAATTAAAGCAGAACAATATTTAAAAGATATTATGGCTCGCTATAGAAATAAGATTGTTTATGATTCTCAGACGGGGGAAATCAGAGACGATCGTAAAATGATGTCTATGCTTGAAGATTTTTGGTTGCCTAGAAGAGAAGGCGGCCGAGGTACAGAAATTACTACTTTGCCCGGTGGCGAAAATTTGGGGCAAATTGACGATATTAACTATTTTCAGACAAAGTTGTACCAGGCATTGAATGTTCCTCTATCTAGATTACAACAACAATCTGGATTTAATTTTGGACGTGCTGCAGAAATAAGTAGAGATGAAATTAAATTTGCTAAATTTGTAGATAGATTGCGCAAAAAATTTAGCATTTTATTTGATGATTTATTAAAACAAAATTTAATACTTAAAGGTATTATTGCTCCTGCTGATTGGGAAGTTATTAGAGATAATATATCGTACAAATTTACGCAGGATCAATATTATGCCGAAATGAAGGATGCAGAAAACTTAAGAAACAGATTAGATGTTCTTACACAAATGTCTCCTTTTGTTGGGACATTTTTTAGCAAAAAATACGTATTAAAAAAGGTGTTGCGTTTAGATGATAATGAAATAGCTGAAATGGAACAGGATATTCAAAGTGAACCTGTATCTCAGTCAGATACTTCAACTACTAATAATCAGTAAGGAAAATTTATGGATAACTCAGTTGTTATAAAATCTATGATAGATGATATATTATCAGATAAAAGTGTTGATGCTCTAGATAAATTCAATGAGTTAATGAAATTTAAATTAGCAGATGCTATAGATGATAAGAAAAATGAAATTGCTAAAACAATTTACAATAAAGAAATAGAAGAAGTATCCCCTCCTGGGTTTGAGGGAACAATTAAGGCAATGAAGAAACATAAAGAGATAGATAATCCTTATGCTTTAGCCTGGTATATGAAGAATAAGGGTTATAAGAGTCATAAAGAATCTGATGGTTCAAACAAGGAATAATAAATGGCAGTAACTAAAACTGTACTAAAGAAAACACCACAAACTGCTGTAGTTAAATTGGTTGGTTCGGGATCTTCTACTATTGATTTAAATACTGATCTTAAAACTACCAAGGAATCTTTTTTAGGATATGCTAATTCTAATGTAAATATAGCAGGTATTTTGTGGACATTTGGAGGCACAGATTCTTTAACTATTGCAAGAAATAGTAGTACAGTAATGGTATTGTATGGTAATGATAATTGGTCCCTAAATCAACAATTTGGATTTACTGATACTGCCAATAATAACGCAAATTTAGATTGTACTCTTAGTGGATCAGGCGGGACTGTATTTTTAACGTTATCTAAGACACAGGGTTATACCTTGCCAAATCAACAAACTCTTTCTAGCAAATACGATTAAAATGAAACTTATAACGGAAGTTACTCACAATATTCAGTATATCACCGAGGAATCTGATGGCAATAAGAATGTCTTTATAGAAGGCATCTTTATGCAATCGAATAAACCGAACAAAAATAGTAGAATTTATCCAAGATCAGTAATGGAAAAAGAGATTAATAGATATCAATCTCTTATTGAACAAAAACGTTCGTTAGGGGAACTCGGACATCCTCCAAATCCACAGATAAATTTGAATCAAGTGTCACATTTAATTACAAGTTTAAAATTTAATGAAGATAATGTGGTTGGTCGAGCCAAGATACTAGAAACACCGATGGGCAAAATTGCTAAAAATTTTATTGAGGAAGGCGTGATGCTTGGAGTATCTTCTAGAGGATTGGGATCGTTAAAGGAAAAAAACGGAATAATGGAAGTTCAAGACGATTTTCATTTAGCTACAGTAGATATAGTGTCAGATCCTTCCGCCCCAGATGCTTTTGTCCAAGGTATTATGGAGAATGTAGATTGGATTTGTGAAAACGGTATTTGGAAAGCCATTGAAATAGAAAATGCCAAAAAACATTTAAAAGAAGCCAAATCAAAAGATTTAGATTTTATTAAAATTAAAATCTTTGAGCAGTTCATGTCTAGTTTGTCTAGTAAACCATAATTATAAATAATTGAGTAAATTCCATTAGGAGACAATAATGTCAGTAGAAAGCAAAATTAAAGAGTTGCTAGCGCGTGTAGAAGCAAAAGCAGGTCTTGACGAAGCTGATCAAATGGGTGCAGGATCTGTTAGCAAAGATACTACTATCAAGCCTGCTAATCCGGGCGATGCTTCTAGTCCGAAACAGGGAAGTTCTGAGGATTCTTCTTTTGAAGAGAGGGATGAGACAGAAAATCAGGGAACCAAGGTTAGCAAGGGAATTAGCAAAAATAATCTCCAAGCTAAAGGTCCGGGTACTGCTCCTAATTTTACTACCACAGATGATCCAACCAAAGTAATTAATATGCAAAATTCTAGCGGCAATGCCCCTATGAGTGAGGAAGAGGATCTAGAAGGTGATATAGAAGAAATTAGTGAGCCAGATGCTATTGATCTGTCTCCCATTTTCGGTAAGGATCTTTCAGAAGAGTTTAAAGAAAAAGCTACAGAAATTTTTGAAGCAGCAGTTATTGCTCGTGTAAATCATGAGATGGAGAAAATAACTGCTTCATTAGAAGAAAAATTTATTCAGGACTTTGAAGAAGTACGAGAAGGTATGGTGGATAAGATTGATTCTTATATGAATTATGTTGTAGAGCAGTATATGCAAGACAACGCTTTAGCAATAGAAAATGGTTTACGTACTGAAATTGCTGAAGATTTTATTTTAGGATTGAAGAATCTTTTTAAAGAACATTATGTTGAAGTCCCAGAAGATAGATATGATGTTGTTGGTGAACTTCAAGATAAAGCTGAAGAATTAGAAGCTAAATTAGATGAAGCTATTAACACCAATATTGAGCTTAACTCTCAAGTTGCAGAATTAAAACGTGATGCTATTTTAGATGAAATGTCCAAGGATTTAGCTGATACAGAATCGGCCAAATTAAGAAAACTAGTTGAGGGTGTAAATTTTGATGATTCAGACATGTTTAAAGAGAAAGTGTCTGTTATTAAAGAAAATTATTTTCCAAAGAATAAAATTACACCTAAAACTCAACCCCAGGCACAAACACTAATTGAGGACACTTCGGAAACAACTGACACTGCTGTAACTAGTAGCACAGTTGAAGCCTATGCTAAGGCATTGTCCAGATCAGTTAAGCGTGCTTAAATTTCAAAGGTTTCAAGGAGAACAAGATGTTTTTATCAGAACAATTACAACAAAAATGGGATGCTATTATCAAGCATCCCGATTTACCAGAAATTAAAGATGCCTATAAGCGAGCTGTTACTGCAGTATTGCTTGAAAATCAGGAAAAATCCTTACGTGAAGAGCGATCAGCACTTTTGGAAGCTCCTTCAAACAACATTCAAGCCACCAGCGGTATTCAAGCATATGATCCAATTTTAATAGGATTGGTCCGCCGTTCTATGCCAAATTTAATGGCATATGACATTTGTGGTGTTCAGCCTATGACTGGTCCCACTGGTTTGATCTTTGCAATGAGATCAATCTATGGTTCAGAGCGTGCCAATACTTCAACACGTGTAGAAGCTCTTTTCAATGAAGCTAACACTGCGTTTACTGGTGCAGGTACACATACAGGTTCAAACCCAGTTAGTGGTACTTATACAACTAGCGGTGGATTGACTACAGCTTCAGCAGAAAATCTTACTGGTACAGGTGCTACACAGGGTGGTGCATTTAGTGAGATGTCTTTCTCGATTGATAAGACAACAGTTACTGCTAAATCACGTGCATTGAAAGCAGAATACACTGTTGAATTAGCACAAGACTTGAAAGCAATTCATGGTCTTGATGCTGAGTCGGAGTTATCAAACATTCTTTCGCAAGAATTTATGTTTGAGATCAATCGTGAAATCGTTCGTTTGATCTACACCGTAGCTAAGCCAGGTTCACCAGCAACCGCAACTGCAGGTACATTTGATCTAGATATCGATTCTAATGGTCGTTGGTCAGTAGAGCGCTTCAAGGGTTTGTTATTCAATATTGAGCGCGATGCTAACGCAATTGCCCAAGATACACGTCGTGGTAAAGGTAACTTCATTGTTTGCTCTGCAGACGTTGCAAGTGCATTAGCTATGTCAGGTGTTCTTGATTATGCTCCAGCTTTATCAACAAATCTTAACGTAGATGACACAGGCAACACATTTGCGGGTGTTTTGAATGGACGCTATCGCGTATACATTGATCCATATTCAGCAAATCTTAATAATGCTAATCAGTTTTATGTTGTTGGATATAAAGGTTCAAGTCCATATGACGCAGGTTTATTCTATTGCCCATATGTTCCACTTCAAATGGTTCGTGCAGTTGATCCTAATAGCTTCCAGCCAAAGATTGGCTTCAAGACACGTTATGGTTTAATTGCTAACCCATATGTGACATCATCGGCAAATACAACTGATTTAGATGGTGCTACATTCACAGCAGATCGCAATCAGTACTACCGCCGTACCAAGGTTGTTAATTTGATGTAATCGCCGTAAGAGCGATCTTAAGGGGATCCTAGGATCCCCTTTTTTGTCTTTATAAATATAAGTGGAGGTACAAATGGCATATACAGGTAATATAAGTATTGTAAAAACTGCTTATGAAAGCTCTAGGCCCACTACCTATGACTTTCTAAGACCAAATGCTTTCAGATTTACTATTAGAGATTTACCAAATACTTCATATACTTGTCAATCTGCCAATCTTCCCTCTTTAGCTTTGGGGTTTGCCTTACAAACAACACCTTTTGTAGATATCCCAACTATAGGCGATAAATTGGTTTATGGCGATTTTACTGTTAGATTTTTGATTTCTGAAGATATGTCCAATTACTTAGAATTATACAAATGGTTAGTAGCATTGGGATTTCCAAATGATTATACTCAATTTGAATCTTTTGCTAAACTAAGACCATCAGCTTTTCCATTTATAAGAAATAAACAAAATAATACTGAAGTTTTGGCATACTCAGATGGAACTTTAACTATTTTAGACTCGACAAACAATCCTAAAATCAATATAATTTTTAAAGAGTTATTTCCCATTTCCTTAGAAGCTTTAGATTATGATGTAGCAACATCCCAAGTAAATTATTTAACAGCAATAGCAGCATTCAGATATAAACTATTTGAAATAGAATCATTATAAATCTTTTGGAGTTAGTATGGCAATTAAATTGAATCCTACAAAAATTGTTCCGCAAAACATTACAACACAACCTTCTCCGGTTGTTGGCCCGCAACCTGGTCAGTTAGAAATAAAAATAGATGAACTAAGAAAACAAAAAATATTTGTTGGCACTCCTTGTTATGGGGGAATGTTGCATGAGGCTTATTTTCGTTCTGTTATTAGAACTCTGACTTTTTTCAATCAACACCAAATACCATTGGCTTTTGGTACAATTGCCAACGAATCTCTAGTAACTAGGGCTCGTAATGTACTTTTGGCATATTTTTTACAATCGGGATTTTCTCATCTATTGTTTATTGATGCAGACATTGAATTCCAAACTGAGGATGTTCTTAAATTAATTGCACATAATAAAGAAGTAGTAGTTGGCGCATATCCTAAAAAGGGTGTTAATTGGCAACGTATTCGTGAAGGTGTTCAGGGTAAAGATACTATGCCCGATCAACAAATCGCTGCTCTAGGAAGCGATTATGCTATTAATTTTAAGTTTGTAAATAGAGATGCAAAACAAATTGCTATTGAGAATGGATTAATTCGTTTACATGATGCCGGCACAGGATTTATGATGATTAAAAGATCTGCAATAGATAAAATGATTGCAGCATATCCTGAATTAAAATATAATAATGATTTAAATACCGGACCAGAATTACAAGATTTTTTCTATGCAATGTTTGATACAATGTTGGATCCAACTGATAAACGATATTTGTCTGAAGATTATACCTTCTGTCGTCGCTGGCAAGCCATTAACGGAGATATTTGGTTAGATCCCTCTATCTCTCTTAATCATTATGGCTCTTATAATTTTCAGGGCAACCCTGCACAAATTATTCAAATTAATAGTTAATGAAACTTTCTGATCTGCAGCTAATGTGGGCAGAGGATTGCAAGATTGATGAAACAAATCTAGGCAAAGAATCTGCTCGCGTTCCGCTACTTCATGCTAAATATATTAATCTTCTTTCCTCTACAAGACTTAATCTGAGAAAAACGGAATCAGATTACTTAAATTGTAGAAGAAAGAAATACCGATATTATCGGGGAGAGATGTCTCGTGCGGAATTAGAAGAAGAGGGATGGGAACAATGGCAAGGAGCCAAACCTCTTAAAAATGAAATAGATGAATTTCTGCAGGGAGATATAGATTTAATTTTATTAACAGATAAAGTAGAATACTATAAAACTATTTTGTATCAATTGGAACAAATTATTCGTTCCATAAATTCAAGAACATGGGATATAAAGTCCAGCATAGAATGGGCAAAATTCACGAATGGTTTAATGTGATTCAATAATGTCAATAATAGAAGTATCCAAAAAAAATGAAGTGCACTTGGTATTAAATACCAGTCCTTCTGTTATGCAGGAAATATCTGAGTATTTTACTTTTGATGCCCCTGGAGCCAAATTTCATCCTTTGTATAAATCCAGAATCTGGGACGGCAAAATTCGTCTAGTTTCTACATTCTCCAAAGAAATATATGTTGGTCTTTTAGAGTATTTAAAAAAATTTGCTGAAGAACGAGAATATGTAGTAGATGAAAGCAATTACAAAAAATCATATGATAACGTAAGCTATGAAGAAGTAAAAGCTTTTTGTCTTAGCTTGAAATTAGTTTCAAACGGTAAAAGTATAGAAATAAGGGATTATCAAATAGATGCAGTCTATCAAGCAATTGTCAATGGAAGACGCTTATTATTATCGCCAACTGGTTCGGGAAAATCTCTTATCATTTACTGCCTATTACGATGGCATGAAAAATATGGAAGACGACAACTCATACTTGTTCCTACAACAAGCCTTGTAGAACAGATGTACTCAGATTTCCAAGATTACTCGGAACTAAATGGTTGGAAAACATCAGAACATTGTCATAGAATTTATGGTGGTTATGAAAAGTCTAATTTTTACAACGTTGTTATTAGTACTTGGCAGTCAATTTACAAACTTCCCAAAGCATTTTTCTCCGAATTTCACGTTATTTATGGCGACGAAGCCCATCTCTTTAAGGCAAAATCACTTACCAGCATACTTAACAAATGTATTTCTACACCGTTTAGAATCGGAACAACTGGTACTTTAGATGGTTCTAAAACGCATAAGTTAGTTCTTGAAGGATTGTTTGGACCAGTATACAAAGTTACTACTACTAAAAAATTAATAACAGAAAAGACTTTGGCTGATCTACAGATTTATAGTATTATTCTAGAATATCCAGACGAAATAAGAAAAACAGTTAAAGGATATGATTATCAACAGGAAATGGACTTTATAGTTTCCTATAATGAAAGAAATAAGTTTATTAGAAATCTAGCATTAGATCAAAAAGGCAATACCTTAGTTTTATTTCAATATGTCGAGAAACATGGTAAAATACTTCATGATATGATTTTATCCAAAGCACAGAATAGACAAGTATTTTTTGTTTATGGCGGCACAGATACAGAACAACGAGAACTAGTGAGACAATTGACAGAAAAAGAAAATAATGCTATAATAGTAGCATCGGTGGGGACATTCTCTACTGGAGTTAATATAAAAAATTTACATAATATTATTTTTGCTTCTCCAAGTAAATCCAAGATTAGAAATCTTCAATCGATTGGTAGGGGATTGAGAACAAGTGAAACGAAAAATAGCTGCAACTTATATGATATAGGAGACGATTTATCTTGGAAATCAAAGAAAAATTATACGTTACTACATATGATTGAAAGAATTAAAATATATAACGATGAGCATTTCGATTACAAACTAGTTAAAGTACAATTAAAATGAGTAAATTATACTACAAGTATTTAAAATTATCTAATGGCGAAAGTTTAATATGCACTATTAATGAAGATTGCAAAGATATTTATCAAAAACAAATACTAGTTATAACTGATCCTGTTGCAGTTAATCCGGTAAGAGTTCCCGGTAATTCTTATATGTTGGAGTCTTTTATTTTAATGCCCTGGATAAGTTTTACTAATGATAATATTTTTGAGATAGCAATAAATCAAATTATTGTATTATCAAATATAACTGATAATACTAAGAAAAATTATTTAGAATTTGTAGATCGATATAATACAAAAACCTTAGATAATTTTGTAACCAATACAAAA